GGCGTACAGGTAAACCTTGTCGGCGGAATAAATCACATCCTGTCCGCGCCATTGCTGCATGTCGGTTACGACCGAGCCGTGCCGCAATATGGTGGCGTTGGCATCATCGCCTTCATCGGCCACGTCAAACCCAAGGATGCGCCGGCCTGCGGCTGAGAAGCCCAGTTTTTCATGCGCATCAATAGCGGCTTCAATCCAGCTTGGTTTGATAATCGCCAGTTCGCTATCGGCCACCGGCTCGCCCAGCCAAATATGACGGTAAAGGTCCTCATCCCGCTCTTTGCATTCAAGCATATCGGCTAGTAGCGGCGTATCGGCAAAATGCGGGTTAATGTCGTAGTTGGCCTTCAAGATGATGCTGTCTTTGGGCGGGTGGACGATGAACCGCTGATAGGTGTCGTCCAAAATGTTTTTCGGGTTGAAACTGACCCATATTTCCGCGTTCTTGTCACCACGGATAGACGGTATCAGCACGTCCCAAGAGTTCTTCGTTACCGCTTCGGCTTCTTCCACCCAGCACACGCCGACACCCTGAATCGATTTGATTTTGGTAACGTTGTTTTTAATGCCGTAAAACACGAACTTTGCGCCCGTGCCTTTATGGGTGATGGTGGATTTCAGAATATCGAACTCATCCGCGTAGCCCAAACGTTCGATGGTCTCAATCAATAGCTGGTACACTGAATCATCCAGCGAGCCTTGAAACTCACGGGCGCACAGAATGACCGTGCCGATGCGGCGCGACACTTCCACCGCCAATTCCGCCAAGAAATACGATTTCCCGCTACCGCGCCCGCCATACAGCACCTTGTAACGCGCCTTGCGGATGATCGGCTTGAAATACGGATTGGCCATAGGATTACTTGAAAATGTCTTCCAGTGAGCGCGTCTCTACCTTCACGCGCATATCGGCATCCAGTTCCAGCTTCTCGCCGTACTTCTTCGGCGCGAGCTTGGACGCCTTCCACTTACGGGCGTCGATTTGTAACTTGGCTTTCGCCACTTCACCCGTTTCAGGGGCGACGGAATCGGCAATATCGATAATCTCGTCGGCAAAACCGTCCGCCTGTTCCTCGCGCGCACGCGCGTATTGCTCCTGAAAATCTTGGTGTTCCGCCAACCAGCGGTGCACTGTTCCGCCCGCCGGCATATCGGCAGACGCACAAATCGCCCGCAAGCTCATGCCACGGGCGATCAGTTCACAGATTTTATCTGCCGTTTCTTGGTTATATGTTGTCGGACGCCCGATGGGGCGTTTCTTATCGCTCATATCGAACCTCCAAAAAAATCCCCGCACCAATCAGGCGCGGGGCTACAACCACGACATTAGGAAACTGAGGCGCGACCCTCTGGCGGTTGGGAGCGTCCGCAATCCTCTCCCCTCAGCGTGAAACCACGCCCCGATAGCCTTTGCCGAACACCTTCAAACGGCAAACGCCCACAGAAACCTGAAACCGGCTGGAGAACCCTCCAACCCAAAATTTCAGACGGCCTGAAAACGCAAAAAACCGCCCAATAAAGGCGGTTTATATAGCTATTTCCAAACTATACCATAATTGTACCTAAAACCTCCGCTTTGTCAATAATGCGGCATGATTCAAACTCATCCTGTAATTTTAATATAGCCGTTGTCTCTAATGCTGCTACCACCCTCTTTATTTTTTCACGCTGCCGGTACAAATAACCATTTGATATATCATGTTTATCCATAATGACGGTTTTTTTAGGAAGCCCCGTAAACAAGTTGGATAATATGTTGTCGCACAACAGCAAATTAACCCCTACATTTTGCTCTTCAATATACGCCGTAATATCCACAATACCACTCAGGTTTTCGCTATATGTACATTCAATCACAGCCAACTCGTAACGGTTTAACACGCGCTCTATACGGCTGATAATCATCGCGGCATTGGCGTGGGTTTCGGCTTGCGTCAATTCTCCACCGCCACCCATCACACCCTTACTTTCACACCACGCACACACCTTAGCCGTGTTATTCAGCGGCTCCATGCGTACACTATGGATTTTATAAACTTCACGTAATACTTGTTCAACATTCCTATACATTCACAGCCCCGCTCATGTTTTAACCAACCCTTTTTCATACAACAAAACCAAAGTCCGCATTACACCTTCTGCGAAGGCCGTCTGAACTTCCCCTTCCGCACAATCCGCCTTCAACCGCCCGTCGGCCAGGTTGTGACAGCGCGAACAGGCATATCCGACTGCATCGCTTCCTGTTTCATTGCCCCTCCAACTGTCTGCCGCCACTCTAATACAAGTCCTGAAAAATCAAGTGTAACTGTAAAATTTAGTAAAACATCAGGCAAAACAAAAGCAGCCCGAAGGCTGCTTGAGGTTGCCTGAAAATCAGATCGAATTAAGCAATAAGAAAGCACGCCGACTTTATATCAGTCCGTTCTTAAACTTAACATCTTAACTTTTTCTTTATTTCGGCACACAGTATTTACGCATAATCTCTACATATTCATCACTAAACCGATAACTCTTGTTTTTTTCATCACCCAAATATTCATTGTATGAAAGAAACTCAAAATCACTTGAAAATGAACTTTTCATAAAATCACATAAAGCAGTAACTGCTGAGATAAAGCCTGCGCGGGACAATCCCCATTTACGCAATACCTCGTCATCAGCGGCAAGAATACTTATAATCATTGCTTGCTCATAAATATCAATAGTACATAACATCTCCATCCTGTTTTGAGTTTTTAAAACCCCAAGCATGGTGTACCAATCAATTGCTCCGTTCGGCATAATGAATTGTCGAGTCCTAATTAGAACAATAAATTTTTGCTCGATAAGATTAAGTGATTCTATCAAATCAATAATAGGGGAATTAGAAAACTCAACCAGCATGGTATTTACTGCCTGATCCATCCTTTTAGGTGAAGGCCGAACATCCAATGGAACAGGCCTTCGCCTCCACGCCTGACTAATCAGAATAACGAAGATAACCACCACAGCGATAATTACCACTATCGAATCGGTCATTACTTTCTCCTATGGTCTATCCGGCGCAGAAATCCGAGCCACACTACACAGCACCGGCGTTTGATGATGCGCAGTAATAGAATGGAACAGCGTTTCACATTGCACCCGTGCCATCCTGCCTTTGAACTGCCGATACTGCCGGAAATTTTCGGGAGACGACATAGCCAATTGCATCATCCTCACGCCTGTTTCCGGCGTGTCTATACCATCATCATCCCCGGGTTTCGGCACAACGGTTATCGGTTTATCCAACACAATAGCCATCCAACCACCGCGCATCGTCTGTAATCTCCCAGTAAACGCCACCCATTCCCCATACTTGTACTCATAAGCCAAAGCAGGCAGGGAGGCACACAATAGCAGCAAAGCAAACAGCCTTTTCATTTCTCATCTCCTTTACATAATCCAACACTTCCCATCATACCCCAAGCCCAACAAAAAAGGCAGCCTGCGCCGCCCTTTATTCCTGCCCTGCCTAAGCATAGCCGCTAAATGCATCCGTCACATCCGCGTTGCCCCATTGTAATCCTCCATCTCCGAATCCAAGTGTAACCACCTCTCCCCCCTGCAAATCGAACCCACCGTCCGGCTGGAAATTTGGAATGCTTCCGCCAATAAGTGATACCCGACACCGGCATGCCGTAAGCGCAGAATCGCCTTTGCCTCCCGCTCCGTCAGCTTTGCCATCCCGTGATTTTCGCCCCGACACTTCATTCATCCCCCCGCCCTTCCGCCAAACTCCACCCCATTGCCCGCCGCCCACGCCTGGATATACTCAATCAAACTCGCCAACCGCCGCACACCCATCCGCGCCGTACTCTCCCGCAAGTTGATGACTTCCCCCTCCAAGCCAATCGCCATTTCAGCCGTGCCGCCGGTGGCAATCCGATGCCCCGACACAAAAACCATCTTCCACTGCTCGATATTCAGCTTCTGCCCGTTGAAGGTCTTTTGCTTGGCAATATCCCCCAGCATCGCGTGCAACTTGGCATTCTGCTCATCCGTACGGTTTTTCTCCCGTACTTCCACGACTGCCTTGTCATGCACTTGCAGCAGCGTTCCCGCCATCTCATACGCCAGCCGCATCACATCCCGCCGGTTATCCCGCGTGATGAATCGTTTAAACTTTTGGCTCATTCGATTTCCCTCGCCTTCCTGCGGTACTCTGCCGCCAGTTCGCGCAAATCCTGCTTGCCGTAATGCTTCTCCGACTGGTCGGCCTCGATGCGCTCAGTTTCATGTAGTCTCATTCCAGTACAATACCTCCACTATTTAGCTCATATCTGTTTTGATACTTTGTGGTTTTATGCTTTCTCCCAGTGTTATTTTTTTTACTCGGTGTCCATATCGCATCTGTTACGCTCCATCCGCTTTTTATTCTTCTAATGATAGTGTTCGAACATACTGACACGCCAAGAGTTCTAACCCACTCAGCGGCAGTTCTTGTTACACCATTACAAGTGATAGCGTGATAGCTCTTGTGAAGATATTTGTGTTTCTTGACACTTGTTCTCATCACATTACAAGCGCGGCACAATATGCGAAGGTTCGATACATCATTGTTCTCTTTATTTTCATCAATATGATCTACATGCAGAGTGTGCCAAGTTAATGATTTATTGCATATTTCACACTTTATTTCTTCCCTTTTATATTTTTCATATGCGACATATCGGTGTTCACGAATTAAGCCATTTTTTGTTGCAAGAGGATGGTTTGGCTTGTAGAGCATCACATACCCCTGTCCATCTAGGCATTTATCTTTTCTTTTCCTATTTAAAATTTCCGTAGTTCCATTTCTCATCTCTCGGAAGTAATGCTTTTGACATAACTGTTTTGCTTTATACATTGCTTCATTATCACAACCATCTACTCTACATTTCATATTCAATCTCCTTGGCTAATTGTTTATATTTTGCAGTTAATTCTCGAAGCTCATCTTTCGTCCACTTCCGCGTTTCATGGTCGGTCTCTAGCTGTTCCACCCGTTCCACACCGATGCGTCCAATCAACCCGATACGGTAGCCGCGCAGGTTGCCGCTTTCGTACAGATTGCAGCGCACACAGCCACCATGCACATTGTCTTCGTCAAAGCGTAGCTTGTTGCTCCTGCCCGCCGGCACATAGTGGCAGGCTTGGAAGTTCTCTTTCCACGGCGCACCACAGCTAATACAAGGCTTGCCCCTATCCCTCAACCTGATGTAACGGTTAAACGCCGCCTGCGCCTTTTTCGTCAGCTCCGGTATCGTTTCCAACTTGTGGCGTATGGCTGCTGTTTTAGCCCGCTCCTTGCGCTTGGCCTCACGCTCCGCCTTAACGGCCGCCTTGCGAAACTGCGCGCGCCGATATTCAATCCCGCAGGCCGGGGAGCAGACAAACTGCAACGGCCTCTGCTTTTCAAACACCGTGCCGCATACTTTGCATTTACGCTTAGCCATTCCGCCTCCTCCGCACCTCTTCCACCGCGATCACAACCAACCCCGACACCAGCCCGACAACCGCCGCGCCCGTCAGCCAAATCAAACCCGCTATTCCTGTCATTTTTTCCTCTCAAACCATTCAATCCGTTTTGCCACCGCCTCTTCGGAGGCCGTCTGAAACTTTCCGCTCTCGCATACCGTGCGCCTGTTCAGGTACCGCCACTTATCCACCGTAGGGCAAGTCAGATGGCCTTTGAACCCCTTAGCCGCCGCATCGCGGAAATCGGCATGGGCGCAGTGCAGGCAGGTTTCAGTATTCATAATCCGCAAACCTCTGATGATGGCCTTCCCATTTCAAATCCAATACGCCGCGCTCGCCATCCCGGTTCTTCGCAATAATCAATTCTGCCGCCTCCTGCGGCGCGTCCGAATCGTAGTAGCCCTCACGGTACGGCATCAGCACAAGGTTCGCGTTCTGCTCGATGCCGCCGCTGCCGCGCAAATCGGCCAGGCTCGGACGTTTGTCTGCCTGCTTTTCCGTCGCACGGTTCAACTGTGCAACCAGAACGACGTGGATCTGAAGTTCCATCGCCAGCCGTTTCAGCCGTGCCGTAATATCGTCAAGCTCGGCCACCTCGTTTACACCCTTGCGCGGCATCAGGTGCAGGTGGTCTACGAACAGCACGTCCAGCCCCGATTTGCGCTTCTCCACACGGCAACGTGCCGCCAGCGTCTCAATGCCCGCCATCTCCGTATCGATGGCAAATTTCCAGTTTTGCGATTTGCTCAGGTACAGCGTAAAGTTGTCCCGCTCCATCTGCGTCATGCGGAATTTTTTCAGACGGCCGTAGTCAATCCCGTATTCCGCCGCCGCACCGCGCTGAACCAACTCCACCGCCGACATTTCGTAGCTTTGGAAGCGCACGGACAGCCCGCTTTTTGCAAAATGACGTGCAATGTTTTCCGCCAGCACGGACTTACCCATTCCCGGACGCGCCCCGATAACCGTCAGATTGCCGCGCTGAAGCCCGCCTGTTGCCTCGTCCAGCCCGTTCAGGCCGGTGGAGAATCCCAACATGCCGTCTGATTCGTTGATGCGGTCGAAGTGCTTCAGCGTTGCCCGAAGCGCATCCGTGTAACTCATTTCCTCGCTTCTGCCCGCTGCCGCCGTACTGATTTTGTCCAGCAGGGCAACCGCCTCCGCCTGCCTGTCGGCTATACTCCTGCCCTCGCGTTCGGTTGCCAGCCTCTCGATTTCCTCCGCCGCGAAGCGCAGTTCCCGCTCCGCCGCAAAGTCCGACACCAGCTTTGCATAACGCCCCACATTCGCCGCAGACGGCGTGTTTTGGCACAGGCCGATCAAGTAGGCCATCCCGCCCGTCTGTTCGTTCAGGCCGCGCTTCTCAAGCTCCGCATCCAGCGTTACCACGTCCACCGGCAAACCGTCTGCCGCCATCTGCATGGCCGTCTGAAAAATCAGGCGGTTCGGCAGGAAGAAAAACGCCTCGGCGGACAGGTCGGACAGCATGTCTGCCGCCGTGTTGTCAATCAGGATTGCGCCGATAACCGACTGTTCGGCCTCGCTGCTGGCCAAAATTTCCAAGTTTTCCGCAGTCATACCATCCTCCCCAGCGGACGCAGTACGCCGCGTTTCGGATTAGGCTGCCCGTCCCCCGCGCCATTGCCGTCCTGTTGCGGCTGGTTCAGTCGGCGGTGTGAAGGGTCTTTGGGCTTGGACGCAAACGCCCCCTGTGCCTTTTGGCGCGCCAGCAGTTGGAAAAACTTGTGTTCCCACATCGCCTGCGTCAAAACCTTGCCTGCCGCCTGCCAGTAGCTCGAAAATTCGGCCAATGCATCCGCTACGCGGCTGTCGGCAAGGCACGGGATTTGCGAACGGCGAAGTTTCGCGTCAAACGCGGTTTCGTCTGCAGGCTTCCAGCCGTCCGTCATCGGAAATTCGTTCAAGTCTGCCAAACCGTCAGGCGAAGCAAAGCCGCTGTTGATGTGCTCCCCGTCTTCGGCGGCTTGGTCGGCAACGGCAATCCCTACATCTCCGTCTTTGTTACTACTCAGTACTTGTTGAATATCAGTATTTAGTAGTGGCGGCTCAGCCTGATTAGGCTCAGCCTGATTAGGCTTACCCTGATTAGGCTTACCCTGATTAGGTAACGGCTCGTCATAAACCGTATAATCGGTTGAACCATCACTGTTTTTTTGAACTACAATAAAGCCTTTATCGCGCAATTCCTTGAGGATGTTGTAAACACCTTCCTTGCCTGTCGGTTTTGCCGTTTCCTTCGTAACATTGACCAGCTCGGAGACAATTACTGACCAGTCATCAGGCTTTGTAAGCAGATAACCAAGCATTCCCATTGCCTGCCAGCTCAGCTGATTTTTGTCATAAACTTTGTTGCTTATGACTGTGTAATTGTGTTCACGTTTTGCTCGGATAATTGACATCCTCAACCCCTTTCACAACCTCGGCCCACCGTTCCAAAGCCTCGCGCGCCTTAGTAACGTCTTCCGCCTGCATATAGGCGGACACCAGCAGGTATGCTTCCCGTATCTTTTCGTCGCGGCTCACACTTCCACCCCGTTCTCGATAATCGAGTAATGCGTAACCGGCTGCCTGCAACCGCCCACCTTCAAGCGCGGCTTGGTAAACACAAAGCCCGCGCTTTCCAAGTCCGTGATTCGTGCCGCAAGCTGCGTTACCTTCAGCTTCTGATAAGCCTCCAGCGACGTGATACAGCCCTTTTCGCGGATGTATTCGACAATCCGCTTGCATTGGCTCTGCTTATCGTCCATAATCAACCCTCACTTCTAATCAAATTCCATCACCCCGCGCCCAAACGCGGGGCTTTTTTTGGCCGTCTTTCCGGCCTGTCATCCGTGCTATGATTGAATTTCCACAAACAACCGTTCACGGAGTGAAAAATGTCCAAATTAGAACTAACCGATTTCCAAATCCTGCAACTGGCCGCAACATTGGCCGTATCGCCTGATAATTCGCCCAAGAGAGCCGTTGAACGCATGTTCGAATGCGCCGACCTGATACGGATAGGACTTGGCGATACCGAACTGGCAGAAGCCAAGAAAGCCGAACAGAAAAGGCAACGTGAAATCATGAATAATTTCCAAGTCGGCGTTACCGCTTGATTTCGAATGAGGCAAGACTGCTCGGAAGGCCGGCATTCAGTCTTGAGAACTCGTATTCCAGCATGGCGGAAAGGTCGTTGATGTACGATGCATCCCCATACCTTGCCGCCTTAACCAAAGCCTTCTTGATTGCCGCCTTGTCCTTCTTCGACAAAGCTTTGTTTTTCTTGCGTTTCATTTATTCTTCCTCCAGCATCTGCCTGTAATACTCAATCATCTTCTCGGCCATAAACCGTTTTTCGGCCTTCGTGACGACCTCGGCATCCACCGACACCAGCTTCAAACCCATTGCAGCCAGCGCACGGCTGTACTGCTCCAGCTTTTCTTCTTTCAGACGGCTTAAAGCCGATTCCGACAAGCCCGACACCTCGCACACATGGCGGGCGGTAACGCCTGCAAGGGCGTGCAAGATTGCCCTTTCGTTTTTGCGGGCAATTTCGGTAACGAGGGGGTAGGATTTAGTCATTGGATGCCTCAAGGAGTTCCAAAGATTTTTTTGTACTCTTTAGGAAATTTGGTCTTCAGATAATTACGTTGAGCCAATGGGATGCCGTTCTTCTTCCATTGAGATACAGCCCCCTTTGAGATACCGCATAAGTTGGCTACTTTTGATGTGCCACCAAGCAAATCAATAAATTCGATATGTTTCATTTCCCTCTTCCGAATAGAAAACTAATCGACAGTATAGTTTACTAAACGGATAAAAGTCAAGCACCCTAAACGGTGTTTAGTTTAGACTGCTAAACAGTCAAATAGGATATTGAAATGAATACACTTAAAGACAGATTGGAAGAGTTGATGGCTGAGTATGGTTTGGACACACAACAGCAACTTGCAGACTTTGCCGGAGTATCAAAAGGCCTTGTTGGACAATGGTTTAACGGCAGCACAGGGCTTGGCGCAAAACCACTTTCGGCGTTTGATAAAAAAACAAGGTTTTCAATCAATTGGCTGACTGAGGGCACAGGAGATAAATATAAAACACATGTATTGCCAGCAATTACTGAAAGCGAATCAGAGGACCGCATACGTTTCCCCCGCTTAAATGCCGAAGCAACCTGCGGCGCGGGCACGATTAACGACCACTATATCGAGGTTGTGGATTATGTAACCGTTGCCTCCGCATGGGCGAGGGAAAAACTCGGCGGAAACCTCAACAAAATCCAAGTCATTACAGCCCGTGGCGACAGTATGGAACCCACCATCGAAAACGGAGACGTAATGTTCGTCGATACCGCCGTCGAAGCCTTCGAGGGCGACGGCCTCTACCTGCTTTGGTATATAGACGGCCTGAAGGCCAAGCGGCTGCAATCCACCGTCGGCGGCGGCCTGATGATCATCAGCGACAACAGCTCATACCGAACCGAAACCGTGCGCGGCGAGGATTTAAACGCCGTACACATCATCGGACGCATACGCGGCGCATGGCGGTTGAGCCAGTTCTAGGCCGCGTCTTCTGGTGGAGCGTGTTGGATTGATTTTATTCCCCCGATTTCGAGGGAATTAAAAACAATCATCAGAAACTTTACCTCCGCCTGATGGCCCCGTTTTTAATTATGGCGAATTTGCCGCAATTAAAAACCAAGCAGGTTTGAACAGT